GGCGTGTCTATGACAAAGCAACCACTGGATTTCGCCCTCCCCAGGACATATTGTCCCGGGGATTCCAGTGGCGGTGGGTAAGAACCCCATGCATTTAATTCACCGTAGTCCATTTCATGCCTGATTTATACAGCGCCGGCAATCATCAGTCAGCTGCGCTTAATATCGAGAGTGCAGCGCGTTATTCGCGCCGCACCCGATTGACCCAAGTGTGGCATCACTCACTTTCACTCCAACGGGCCAAATTTGGCCTCTTTCCTGGACGAGAGGGGTTAACTAGAGACATACACGGTCTTAATTCGTTATCTTAAACAACTGGGGAGAAAGCTGTACACTGATTCGTCGTCTTCCTCGAACTTGCGGCACTCGTCGGCGAACAGGCCGATCTTGCAAAAGTCGTCCCTTGTGACAACATTGGCGTCCACATCCTCGGCGATGCTCATATTGAGCATACGAATCTGTGTCTGGGTGGATTGGTGCACTTTATTCGCACAGCGATCATAATGCGCCTTCACATCCTCCATCGTGTAAGTGCAATGCAGGCCGTTTCCAAAAGCTCTGTCGATCTCCTGGTAACCGTCTGTCTTGATCTTCGTGGACCAGAAATTCTTCTCCTTCTTGTGCTTTTCAATAACTCTGATCGCTGAACACTCAAAACCACGCTGCAGTGGCTCGTTGCGGCCAGCAAACATGCTCGCTAAAGATAGAAAGCGAGCCGCCTTCGACGACGGGGTTATATTGACGTTTGTTTGCACTCCTAACTTTAAAATATATCGCTGAACGGCTGGGATCCAAGGCACGTCGTCGCACACAAGGCCATCTTTCACTGGAAAATGCGCACCGATAATCTCGACACGCCCATCAATGATGGTCTTGAGCTTAGCTGAATAGCCTAAGTCTTCCTGTTCTTTGATGATCAGGCCCAATTTTCCGCCGTTGCGCGGATCTGCTAGGCAACGTGAGCCAGCGCCACCTCCATCATCACCTTCGATCAACCCGCGAAGGAAGATGTCGAATGACGAGACTGCTGTGGACGCCGGCGTCTGATACATAGGTATGGATTTGAACTTCCAATCAAATGTTCTATCTTGCAGCCTGAATTTTTCTGTTTCTTTGTTCCAGGCGAACAAGTGCTCAGGGTTATCGCAGATGCTGCTGAAAACACCACTGAGCTCATTGATGAAGTTGACCCCACTGGTCAAGGCCCACCCTGAATCCAGATACATGTCTGGGAACTTCGCTGTGAACCAAGCTTCCTTGGGCACGTCGGGGCTCTTAATGCGAAATCGAATGTGCATACCAGTCTTAACATCGTGGACAATCTTCGCCTCATGAAGGTCGGTAAATTCTCCGTTGATCTTGTGACTCACATGCCTGTTGATTCGCAATAAAGCGTTGTACGTGTAGCCCAAAAGGCCCTCACCATGCCTATCGCATCGTTCGTGCAATTCCATGCCAGTTTGATCGATTTCCCATGCGCAAGTTTCCAGAACTCGAGCAACTCGACCGGCAGCTGTCCTGCCCTTGTCCCCCCAGGGGTCTTTCATCATCTCACCGAAATCGTCCAGAACATCGTCACGCGCTCGGTGTTTTATCGACATGCTGTAGAATATGCCATCCTGCTCATCAAACAGAATGTGCTGGAAAATGCTTGTCGATATGATGTTTAAAGCCAACAGCTGCAATGTGTTATCTACCACAAGGCGTCCTGGTTTGCCCTCCTTGATAACTGCCTCTAGCTTCCCGTTTGCTTTGCGGGTACCTAATCGCTCAGCCTTTGTTGTTGACTGCAACTCGACCTGTATGGCCTCGATGTCCTCTTGCGAAAATTTGCTCATGGCAATTTCCTTGAACGTCTTTCCCGCAAAGAGTTTGTGATAAGCCCGGTCTATCGCTGAATCTGTCAAACAACTCTGGTTGAACTTCCGCCAAAAGTTATTCAATCTTTGTGCTGCTTTAGTGGATTTCTTAAATTTCAGATCTGGGTATGTGCCTGTCGTCGTGTCTATAAACACCGACTGCTTAACCTGAGATCTGCCCTCTAAAGCAGCGACAACCGATGGTTTGTCTTGTGAGTTGTGTATGGTCACCGGATGTGTCACAGGGCCGACAGCTTGGGCTGAATCCTGCGCTACTGGTGCCATTTCAACATTTGGCGGTGGTGTCATATATCTGCTGTCAAGAATCCGTGAGCCTATGCCCAATATTCCCATGCGATAATGCGGCGTGGTGTCAAACACTGGTGTCGCCTTCTTGCCTATCAATCCTCGGCATAGTGTGTATGGCGACCATAGCAGTGTTGACTGCGGCAAACATCGCTTGTTGTCGGAGGCAAATTGCCACAGATCTCTCATGCGTTGTATATGGGTAGGCCCCGTTGCTGCAAGTGCTCCTAATGCTGCCGTGCCTAATGCCGCAACAGCTGGTGGTGCTGGCGTTGGCGCTGGAGTCAAGCATCGGTTACAGCAGCACCAAGAGCGTCCAAAGCAACCTGAACCTGACGCGCCCCCTGTCGTGTGTGTCCCTCCTTGGGGGTTGACAGTGGTCACTGGCTGTGAGGTCTGTGCCTGCGAGCCTCCCTGTATTAGGGCTGCTATAGCTAAAGGAACAGGTGCTGCTTGGGTAGCTTTGGGTGCTGCTGTGAGTGCAGTTGGTGCTGGGTGCGCCGCTGCTGCTGGTGTAGCTGCAACGGCTGGGCCATTTGCTGTTGGTGGGGCTGGCGCAGGTGTTGTCGGGACTGCGGCTGCCTTGGCTTTTGTCTTTGACTTTGCCTTGGCTGCTGCTGGTGCCGCTGTGCCTGCGGGTGCTGCTGCTGGTCCAGCTGCTAGTGCTGCTGCTGCAATGGGTGTGGCCACTGGTGGTGTTGCGGCTGGTGGCGCGGCTGCTATTGCAGTCGCTGCTGGTCTCGGTGGTTTGTAGACTGCTGCGTCCCCCCCAACTACCTCATTCCACTGTGTGGCTAAGCAATAAGATTGTGTGTGACTGCTCCAGGTGTAACGTTGCTTTGACTCCATTGAGCCGATCGTGCCGCTATGCATCTGCATGAAACGGTGAGCGAAACGGTACTCGTTTGGTATGTCAAGCTGGTTGATTGCTGGGCAATGCACATCACGTTCTCTCTGCATACGTAAAGACGTGTAAGTGCCGTAGAATTGGTAATGAGAGTTTCCGATGCGCATCCGCACATCTTTCCAGCCTCTCCAGTACCACACTTTGCTGCAGCGTGCACATGCTGCTGGGACATGGAATTTCTTTTCATATGCGTTACCTAACACCATCTTGTCATCATCTAACAATTGTGGTGTGCAGTTTGCGCAGAATGCAATGTCTTCTTGTCCGTCAAAAATTGTTCGTCGCTCCTGCCATGACGATCGCAGCAGGCGGAAGCAACGCCAAACAACATAGGCTAGCCCAGCACACTTAACTTCTTTCGGCAACGAATGCCAAATGTCAACTAAGCGGTGCCAAGCGAACCGAATTCCATCCCATGCATGAATGTATCTCTCACTCCATTGTCGCCTGACCCAAGCAAAAACATACTCCCTAGCAGTCATGAAGCCCGTCTTCATGATCGCCTTGTATGTCTTCACCTCCACAGGCTCTGGTGCAAGAAACCAAGGAACACGTGTATCCCCACAGTGCCCACATTCTGGCCAGTACAAGTAAGCATCTGTGAAATACTCCTTCACTGAATTAGAGTCAAACCTGTTAAATAACTTCGAGCATGAATTAAACTTTGAAGTCCCGTATCTTTTCTGTGATTCGTAAAATGAGGGCATACTACGGAAATCCCACATTAAACTATCCCGAGAGTGGCAAAGAAGGTAGAGCAAGAGCTCAGTCCGGTGCCTCGAACCTCCGGCTCCGACCCAAATCTACCCGGCTGGGCAGACGGCGATCGGCGGGGCCACCAGGGTTAACAATCTGATGGGTGGAAAAGTGCTGGTGCGCAAGTCGTCTCACGCCTCCGCCCCACTAACGCAGGGGTTGGGAGGTGTCTCCTGGTTCGTCCAGGCACAGGCTGCCGTTGTCTCATCTTGCACTTAGCAACCCAATGGAGTGCAAGACGGAATGGGTATGTCGCGTCCAACGTCAGTGATCTCTCTGAAAAGCGAATGTGTGGGGTTTTAGCCAGAGGTGTTCTCCCATTATCGCGCAAAGAGACGGCATAATTCAACGCCGTATACTGTGGTCGGACAAAATAAAGGACTTAACTCGACTCGTATTTGTTTTAGGCGCTAGCTGAGGCTTCGGCCCATGGGGCCTGGATAGTGCTCGGTGGGCAACCAATCTTCCACAACACTAGCATTTTGGGTTTAAACGAGGAGTTACGATGAAAATCGACTTTGAAAAACCGTGTCTGTTCAGGTTACACGTCTCATCTCCCGTGGCGGACGTACCGCTATATGAGAAATGGTAATATTGCTGCTTCGACTGGCATTGCCCCTGCTTCCAGGAACGCTGCTTCGCCTAACAGCGGTATTTCGAGCTCGCCCATCTCGGGAAAAGCTCTGGCAGCTCGTGCAGGTGCCCTCATGTTGTAGAGCGCTGCTGCGCCTGCAGCTTTCAAAGCACCCCACCCCAATGCTTCCTTGAGGGCGTACTTGACATCTAAAGGCTCGCCAGGGTTCCGCCCAGCAATCCCATAAGTCATAGCCCTCTTAATCTCCTGCATGGTGGTATGCTTCTGCGGCTTTGACACCGAGCTCGGGGCGTCTCCCGGACGCTTGGCTCTTCGTATCTTAGGAGGACCGAGCCGTTTGCCTCCCTTGGTTTCCTAGCGTGTCACGACTTGTGACTCGCTGCCACCAGCCCCTGCGCCTTCGCCGTGTCCTGTGGTATTTCCTCCAGAGTGCGCCTCTGGACTGCTGTTGTTAGGAGGAGTTGCAAGACCAACGTGCGATGTGGCATCTGGATCGATCTGGATCTCAGCATGTTGCACCACTTCCAATGAGAAATTGGCACCACTTACTGATACACCCTCAGCAAACACATACATTGCCTGCATTGTAGGCGGTAGCATGTAGCGAGGGAATCCTGACGAAAAAGTCGATATGTCTGTTGCGGCTGAGCCCACGGTGGGGTTATCATCTGGGTCGGATGGCCAGTGTCGGCCAGGACCTGTGGCAACAGGGGCGCGGGCTTTGAATGGCGCGAAAAAGGCACGACGACCACTCCCACGTTCAATGTGGAAGATCTTGCCGCCCCTAAAACACGCCGTGTCATAGACTCGAGTTCTGGGATGGTTGCGGATGCGCTGAATCATGTCTTGAACTGACAATTTGACCTTTGCTGTCCCGGTGAGTGCGCTTCGGTATATTGGGATGTGAGGCCCTTGATACACGTACACGACTCCGGAGTTGGCAAGACTGTTGCCTGTGTAAGTCATCTTCAGCGATGCATTGACCACCCTGTGTTGATCAGTGATGTTTGACATGTCTGGTTGCAACGCGATGGTGTCCCAAAGGTCTTTGTTATCCCAGCCAGTGGTGGTGTCGGTACTCGACTCGTTCCCATCAAGCAATATCTGTAGTGGCGTAATGTTGCCGTTAGATGGTGTGAATGAGAAGAGAATTTGAGATGCCGTCGCCGGTACTGGTGGGTTGCTGCTCAATGAGACTCCCCCAGCGTCGAACACGAATATTCCAGCATTCGCCGTGGATGCATGGGGCACAACAGTCGTGCGCCCCACTGCTCGGTATGCGAACGTTGCCATGCCCAGTTCTGGATCGTACATCTTGTGTGGAGGCATGTTGTGTGTGCTCGTGACACGCTTGACTGTGCCAACAGTTGGCGCGGTCCGTTGTACAGCGAGTTGCGACATCATCTTCTCCATATGTGCAAGCTTACCGGCTGTTAATCCATGTACGCTTGCAGATTTACGTGAGATGGACGTCCCGACGCTTGACGGCGCGACGGTGCTGGGGCACGGAGTCCCACGACGTCCGTTCCGTTGCTGTCGAGCCTGGCGACGGCGCCCTGCCGTCTGCTGACGTTGGCTGGCATTGCTGGCATTCGTCATCGCTTGAACTGATCTCGGTTGTACAACACTCGATGTCTGACAATTCCAAGGATAGTATAGGCCCACCCCTAAAGATTTTGCCTAGGAGAGTCCCCGTCGTGTATTCTGCGTGCAACACGCTGCCAAAGTTCACCTGGTCGTTGAAAGATTTAGCTGATTCAGCTTCGCTTTAATAGCCCAGATGGACAAAGTCCGGTGCATGTGCGGTGTACTGCTAGTTAGACACCGCTTATCCCCATCAGCATTGCTAACGGATACAGGGGCAAAAGTTCGTTAGGTCACATCCCGCTGCAATAGCATCGGCAACAAAGGTCACATCCCGCTGCAGTAGCATCGGCAACCAACACGCGCGATCCCTCACGCACAGACCATAAACCCTTTCGCTTTCCTCCCAAACTTCGTGAGCTAATCACAATTCTAAGATGAGAAGAAGGTTAAAGGGCGAAATGTCCT